AAGATGGTATATTTACCAAACGAAATATTAAATTTAATAATGTCTTTTCGTGAAGCAAACCCAATAGTTAAATTGATTTATAGAATAATAGATGATTATGAAGATTCAATATATGACTCTTTCTATAAACACGCATTAATGATGAGTCAAGAAACAATCTATATAAACAAAGTTCGTAACTTACAGAATTATTATGGAGATAAAAGTGAAATTATTAAGAGAAAAAAAATTGCAAGAAAGAAGAGGTTAGAAATGGAGAATGCAAACTATACTAAATTTGAAATAGAATGTGAGAAATGTAATGTCAATTATGAGAATTACTACAGAAAATTTACAGGAAATAATGGGGTGACAGAGCGTCCGATTATGGTATATATAATGTAATTTTTCTTGTTTTTCTTGTTTGTTTTTCTCTCATAGAATCATATATGGATTCTTACTTCAAATATCTCTGGACTTATGTGATGGAAGAACTAACTGGAAACGTAGGACGATATGATGAGATGGTATTATATGAATATGAATGTAATGAAATATTATCTTGTAATATATAAATGAGAATGTTTAGGAGAATTGCGATAAAAGTTCTATTTTATCAGTTTCGGGTCTATATGTTTTGTAAGAATCTTACAAAGAATTATCTCCCCAATAGTATATACCAATATGTATTCATTAAATCAAACATTCGAGACGGCGGAGGAAATAGTAAAGCATTTAGAACTGATGGAACAGTTCAAGAAACACCAAGAAAGGAAATCACAGAAACACGATGGGGAAGAGAAAAGGGGGATACATATGAAAGTTCTTCATCAAAAGGCGAAAGAATTACACGCACAAAATCCCTTAATGACTTACAAAGAATGTTTAAAGATGGTAAGTAGCACATCTACATAATTTTCAATATATATATCAAGTAAATATATATCGAAGAATGGAATTAAGTATCGTAAATAAGACAATAACACTAGTAGGAAAGAGATGTAGCGGTAAATCATTTCTTCTCAAACATTTACTGCAATATGAAGCACATAAATTTGCTAAAATATTTTGTATATGCCCGACGGAATCAATAAATCATTTTTACAGTGATATTATACCAGCGAATTGTATATTTGATTCATATTCAGAGGATTGGGCAACACAGTTGATTGAGAAATTAACAGCAGTAAATAGCAACAAGAAACCTGAAGAACAAAAGAAAGTATTACTTATTTTAGATGATTTAATAGCAGACTTGGATTTTCACCACTCAAAAACGCTACGAAATATTTATAGTAGAGGTCGTCATTATGGTCTTGGAATAATAGTAACTACACAATATCTCAACTCAATTTCTCCACTAATTAGAAATAATAGTGATTATGTATTTGTGGGACAGCAGAATAAGGCTTCTGTAGAACTATTACAACAACAGTTTCAAAGTGGAGATATAACAAAAAAGGAGTTTTTAGATATGTATTATAGATGCACTACAGATTACAATTTTTTGCTCATTAATTGTAATAGCGTAAAGGATACAAAATTAAATAGCATTTATGGAGTGATTAGAGTTCCAGATAAAGAGATGAAAACAGATATAGTGGCGATGGTTGAACCAGAAATACCAGAACAAGAAGAAAGCACAATGTGGGACAGTATATTTGGAGGTAATAAACAACGAAAAGTAAGAGAGGATTTAATACCAAGACACAATAGAAACATAACAGATATGAAAGGAGCTAAACCAGTCATTTGTCCTGCCTTTGATAATGATGTTTAGGGTTATTTAATATATGATAATAGTGTATAATGCCAAAATATATTGATATATCAACGAAGAATATACCTCCATTAACATTTAATAGGGAGTTGAACACAACCACAATAGCAGGTAATGCATCTGCAACTGGAACAATAATAACTGGGGCAGGGATTTCAATGAATGAGACTCCCGTTTATCTACGGACAGCAACTAATACTGACAATGTGGTTAAATACGATGCTCCAATAAATGGTGTTTCCATTCAGGGGTATAATGGAGGAAAGATGGGGACAACAGGTGGAGTGTCAAACGTGATAGGTTGGAATACGAACTCAGCAACAATAACAGGTGCACTCAACGTTTCAGGAACAACGACTCTTACAGGTAATTTAATAGCCGGTGCAACAACAATAACGAATGTATCACTTGGTTATGTAAGCGGAGCAACAATGAATTTACAAACCCAATTAAATAGACTATCAATATATGCAACAAATTTAACTTCATTGACAACGGGTATAGAAAATGTAGTGCTTGGGTCATCAAATTACCAGTCCTTGACAACGGGAAATTACAATATTGGTATGGGCAGGGAGACTTTAAATCAATTGGTCTCAGGTTCGCATAACATAGCTATCGGATTTCAGAGTGGGGGTGGATTGACGACATCCAGTGATAACATATTTATCGGTAGAAATGCAGGAATAAGTGGTGCATTTAGTTCATCAGCTGCTATAGGACAAAATGCAGTAATAACTGCAACAAATCAGATTGCATTAGGAACAAATGTAAGTACAGTGAAAATACCGGGGGCGATAGATATTTCAGGTGCAACAACGCTGACAGGCCCATTGATATGTAATCAAATATATGAAACTGCATTAGCAACAACAGGAACGACATCACCATTTACGTGTAATATGGCATTAGGTTCAACATTTTACATACCAACAGACTACACATTTGCCAGTAATTTTCAGATAATAGTCACAAACGTCCCGACAGACACGACAAAAACATACACGATTTCAGTGATATATAGACAACCTACAACATTGTTTTATATAAGCACGGCGAGAGTAAGTGATACAGCAACAACATATATTTTAGGAACAGCATCAACCTTTTCAGCCCCTCTTTTCAATGGAGGCCTTCCAGTTTTAGCAAATACTCCCAATCTCATCATTCAATCCTTTAGCATAATTTCAACGGCGACCTCAACCCCCACATTTACAAGATACGTGACATCGTCCGTAAACAATCACTATTAGAATCATTTAGCCATAAAATTATTATATATACGTTAATATATACAATAAAATGCCTAGTCAAAACAAACACGCCCTAACCGCTATTACTCGTAAAAGAGATTTCTCTATGGGTATCAATGTATCCAAGAGTCAGAAGACAGACACACCTGTTGGTCTTCAGCCAGAAATCCTCCAGATTCCATCTTCGTCCCAACCAGCATTTGGTAGTTACTGTGTGTTCGATATTAAACAGAAAAACATAATCCTCCACGATGTTGCCCTTGTAGTCAATACAACTGCTCTAACAGGTCTTACAGGTGGAACGAATCCACGTCTGTCAAGTGCTTACTTTTGGTGGACAAGAATTGAGGCAGTGGTAAATGGGGTCATTCTCGATACTTATTATCCAACACAACAATTTGTTCTCAACCAGATTCTCAACTCGAATTCAGACCGTATTATGGTAAATAACGGAGTTGGAAACTATGCCAGTGCAACCCAGCGTGCATTGATGGCTGCAACAGCAGGGTCAAACTATATTGTCAATCTCCACACTATTTTCAACGAAGCACACTTGGCACTCTTGACTGACAGTCACAACGTTCAACTCCGTGTGTATTTCGATACAGTAGCAAACATTGTTGTTGCAGGAGGTGCAACTGGAACGGGTGCGGTTTCCATCAACTTTGCTAACTTGGTTTGCAAGACCACTAAACTACCCCCAGATGTAGCACAGAATAGGTTAGCACTAATGAACACACAGCCAGAACACAATTTATACCACGATTTACGTTATGGTATATTCAATATCAACAGTGGTGTCACAAGTTCTCAAATTGTTCTCTCATCAATCACAGGAAAGGTGGCTTTTATCTTTTTCACAGTGAAGAATGTCAATGCTTTAGCAGGAGATGGTGCTTTCACTTACAATAAAATTTCTGGTTTCAGCTTACTCGATTCAACTAGTTCGAACATCACATCCGGGCAAGTTATATCCGACGCTTTATCATTAAACTATCTATCCCAGTACTGGACGAACTCTTCATATTTGTCAGAGACGGCGACAGGAAGCAACTCACAGGGAACTATTGTGAATAATGGCAGCAACATATATTTGTGGTCTTTTTCGTCAGATCCTATGAATGCACTTTCTACGGGCCGTCTGCTTTCATCGAGAGAATTCAAAGGTGCAGAACAATTACAGCTGTTTTACACGTCATCGCTGGCTACAAACGTTCAGGTAGAGGTCTATGCTATGTGCGAATCCATCTTGGAACAGGGTTCTATGACAATCAAGAAACTCTCCGCTTAAATTATTTAGGAGTATTCACCAGAAAAAATGAAAAATTATGAAAATAATAAAAATACATCTATTATTTTCTCCCAGTAATATATAAATGTCAAGAACTATTACACGAAAGCAATTAATAACAGAAAAATATTCCTTATTGATACAACAATTGACGGAGACAGGACTAATAGATGATGAACTATTCCCTTCTTTAGAAGATATTGAAGTAAGTGATTTGATATTTTTTTTCCAATTACAGTTCCCAGATTCAGATAAATACACTTCAGCAATAGAAGACCTTTTGGAATGTAAAGATATTAAATTGAAACCAAAAGATAAGACAAAAGTGATTAACATTATTTTACCATTTTTGGAATTATTCAGAAATATCACATAGTAATGTATAAATGTGGTATAAAGAGTTTAACAGCATATTTTTCTTAACGGTTGGAAGTTTGACATTTGGTAGTATAGCGATGTGTGTGCAATATAGTTTAAGGAGTAAGTGTGAGAATGTAGTTTGTAAATGTTTAGGGTTTAGTTTAAACATTCACAGGAATGTGTTGGTGGAAGAAGAAATAGAATTAGGACTTCCCCGTCAAATAGAAGAGGGAGAATCAAAAGTTCAATTATAAATTTTTCATAATATTTGTATATATTTTATGAAAAAAAAAATAATTGTATAATGTATAATATGGAAAACGATGATGAAACCGTAGAGATTATTTCCACTTTAGACGAAGTAAAACCTAAATATAAGAGAAAATCACGTGCGAAACCAAAGAAGATAGAGACCACAGTAGAAGAACCAACCACAGAACAAGGAGAGGAAGATGTTTCATTTGAGGATACGGATTTTTTAAGTGAATTGAATAATGATAATGTAGAACAGGAACAATATGAAGAGACAATGGAAGAACCGATAAGAGTGCAACCAAAAAAGAGAGCATCACGTGCGAAACCGAAGAAGGTGGTAGATGAAGACCATCAAGAAGAAATCTATAGTAATGACCCAACACCTATTTACGGGAAGGATAGACTCCTAGTAATGCAAAAAATCCAGAGTTATAAATTATTATTTCCAGTAGAATTAAAGACATTTAAGGTATGTAAAGACCCAACACTAGTAGAGTTAGAAAATGCATTATTGGAGATAGAGACTATAATAGAAATAGGTAATGTAGATTCATTTATTACTGATTCTATAGTGGCGTGTATCAAATTAACGGAGGGGGTTAGTGCACATACAAAGAACTTTAATATTACGGGTTTAGCATTGTTATTGAAACAAAATAAACAATTTCATTCATTATTGAAGATGTTGTATTTAAAGTATAACACGTTTAGTGCAATACCTCCCGAGGCTCAATTAGGAATGATAGTAGCAACAACCGCTTTAATATGCGTTCAAAAGAATAAGAGTAAAACACAAATAGATGATTACTTAAATGAACCGATGACGGTTTAGGAGTTTAAAATATCAATTTAGTATATAAAATGAGCGACTTCATCAATTTTTTCAAAAGCGGACAGATAGGAAACACTAATCTGACAGATGTATTCACAAAACAATTACCAACCACATTCAAGAAAATCAATATAGCCAATCTACCTCCATTAAAACCATTACCACCTCCAGCACCTTTACCAAAAATAAAGATTGATAGTAAAGTGGTTCAATTTTTCGAGAAAGATGTTAAAACATTTATTACAAAAGATGTAAAGGGAGTTGCAGTATCTGTAGGACAAAACTTCGAGAATATGTTGAAGATGCCGAAATTGATGTCAGATTTAATGACAAATGTATTAGGAGGATTGAATACCCCTTTTTTAGTTCCCATTTTAGTAGTTGTGGGGGCGGTTGTTTTAGTCCAAGTAGTTGATACAAGAAAGATCCGTTGAATGTTTAGCAATAATACATAATATTATTATCTTAATGTATTATATACATAAAAAAATGTCAAAACCTACTCCTCTATTAAGTGAAACCTATTTAAAACCATTGGCTTCTGCTGGTGTTGCTATTCTATTGGATAGATTGGTATTAAAACAGACAGATATGAAGAAGAATCTGGCATTTGGATTGTCCGTTGGAGCAGGAATTGGACTTGGTGCTATGGTAGCCCAAAAACTACCGATTCCAGATAGTCCAAGTGCATTTGGAAATGGAAAGCAAATAGCCTCACGATTAATTGAGGTTACATCAGGAACAGCAACAACTTATGCCGTCAACCGTTTCGTTATGAAGAATGACTCTGGTTCAGGAATGATTCGTAAAGTGGGTGTCATCTTTGCGTCCGATTTCATTGGAGAATATATTACTGATTACGCAAGTGGTCGTCCTCTTGGATTCCTTGCTTAAAAAGAATAACACTATATTAGCAACAAAAAAACTATTTTATATATACATTTACTATATATAAAAGGCAATAATGGTTAAAAAAATATCATTTCCGAGAATAAAAGTTAAGTCAGTATCTGAAATAAATGCAGATATAAGAAGGGTAGCAAATGAAGCCAGAGAGGCATTAGAAAGGACAGCACAACAAGCACGTAAAGTAGCTGAAGAAACCGCCAAACAAGCAAGAAAAGTTGCAGAAGATAAAGCACTGCAAGTAGCATTAGAAATAAAAAAACAGTCTAAGATTGCACGATTAATTGGAGAAGAGAACACAAGAAGAGTTGCAGAACAGGCTAAACGAACTCTCGATTCAGAGATTAAAAAGAAACTCGAAATACAAGCTAAAATAATTGAGGAAAAAGCCCGTTTGCTTGCATTGAAAACCAAAGAAGAAGCGGTTGCAAAAGCTCTCGAAATTAAAAGACTCGCAGAAGTTGCTAAGATAGAATCAGATAGAATTGCAAAGCAAGTTGCGTTAGAATCCAAGCGATTAGCTGATGAAAAAATAAAGAAGAAATTGGAGGAACAAGCAAAACAAGCGATACTCAATGCTAAAAAAATAGCGGATGAATTACAAGAAAAAACAGAACAATTAAAGAAAAAAGCAGAACAATTAAAAAAGGAAGCAGAACAAGAAGCACATAAAATTAAGAAAGAGGTTGAAGATAAAGCACTGCAAGTTGCGCTTGAAGTTAAAAACCAGGCTGAGATTGCAAGATTAATTGTTGAAGAGCAATCAAGAAGAGTTGCAGAACAGGCTAAACGAACTCTCGATTCAGAGATTAAAAAGAAACTCGAAATACAAGCTAAAATAATTGAGGAAAAAGCCCGTTTGCTTGCATTGAAAATCAAAGCTGAGGCTGAATCGAAAGCTCAAGAACTTAAAAGACTCGCAGAAGTTGCTAAAATCGAATCAGAGCGATTAGCGAAACAAGTTGCGTTAGAATCCAAGCGATTAGCTGATGAAAAAATAAAGAAAGAATTCGATGAGCAAACATTGAAAGTGCTTGCAGAAACAAAGAGAGTTTCGGAAGAATTAAAGAAAAAAGCAGAACAACAAGCTCTTCTTATTAAAAAGAACCTAGAAGAAAAAGCTCTTCTTATTAAAAAAGAGGTGGAGGCTCGAGAACTGCAAGTTGCGCTTGAAATAAAAAAGAAGGCTGAGATTGCCAAACTACAGGCTGAAGAGACTGTTAGGCGGGTTGCGGAACAAGCAAAACGAACTCTCGATTCAGAGATTAAAAAGAAACTCGAAATACAAGCTAAAATAATTGAGGAAAAAGCCCGTTTGCTTGCATTGAAAATCAAAGCTGAGGCTGAATCGAAAGCTCAAGAACTTAAAAGACTCGCAGAAGTTGCTAAAATCGAATCAGAGCGATTAGCGAAACAAGTTGCGTTAGAATCCAAGCGATTAGCTGATGAAAAAATAAAGAAAGAATTCGATGAGCAAACATTGAAAGTGCTTGCAGAAACAAAGAGAGTTTCGGAAGAATTAAAGAAAAAAGCAGAACAACAAGCTCTTCTTATTAAAAAGAACCTAGAAGAAAAAGCTCTTCTTATTAAAAAAGAGGTGGAGGCTCGAGAACTGCAAGTTGCGCTTGAAATAAAAAAGAAGGCTGAGATTGCCAAACTACAGGCTGAAGAGACTGTTAGGCGGGTTGCGGAACAAGCAAAACGAACTCTCGATTCAGAGATTAAAAAGAAACTCGAAATACAAGCTAAAATAATTGAGGAAAAAGCCCGTTTGCTTGCATTGAAAATCAAAGCTGAGGCTGAATCGAAAGCTCAAGAACTTAAAAGACTCGCAGAAGTTGCTAAAATCGAATCAGAGCGATTAGCGAAACAAGTTGCGTTAGAATCCAAGCGATTAGCTGATGAATTACAACAAAAAACAGAGCAGGAGGTGTTGAAACTAAAGAAGGATGTTGAATTTAAAGCACAGCAAGTTGCGATTGAAGTTAAAAAAATTGCAGACGATAAAATTAAAAAACAAATCGAACAAGAAGCTCTTTTTCTTAAAAAACAAATTGAAGATAAAGCACTGCAAGTTTCGCTTGAAGTTAAAAAGCAGGCTGAGATTGCGAGACTCAAATCAGAAGAGACTGTTAGGCGTATTGAAGAACAAGCAAAACGAACTATCGACGAAGATATTAAAAAAAGACTGCAAGAACAAGCTAAAATTATTGAAGATAACGCCCGTCAGCTTGCATTGAAAATCAAAGAAGAATCTGTTGCAAAAGCACAAGAAATTAAAAGATTAGCTGAAGTTGCTAAGGTTGAATCTGAGCGACTTGCGAAACAAGCATCATTAGAAGCGAAAAAAGTTTTAGAAGAAAAAATAAAAAAACAAATCGAACAAGAAACATTAAAAGTAATTGAAGTTGTAAAAAAACCAATTGAAGTAGGGATTGAAAAGATACAAGAAATACCAAAACTAATTACTATCGATTTAAAATATAAAATAACAAACGATTTAAAAGACAAAATAACTAAAGATTTACCCGCAGTTTTAATGCCAGTAGCAAATACTATAGTGAAGGGTATTGTTGAGGGTATTATGCCTAAACCAAAGGGGGGGAAAGACCAAGAAATGGAATATGGAATATATTTAAATGCAGATGGAACGTACTGGCGGATGGATGAAACTGGATTTCATCCATACATATCAAAAGACCCCATATATTCACAGGATGCATCTGGAGTGTGGTGGGTTTCAGATAAAGATGGTAAAAGATTATATATTTTTCCAGAACCTAAATACTTCCAAGATGCATCTGGAAATTACTGGGTAGATTATCAAGATGGGGTTGGTTATATTCAATACATACCATTAATGGAGCGACTACAAAATGGTTTTTACCAAGATACATCATTGAATTATTGGGAACAAAGTGATGCAGGTTTAAATCGATACACACCCCAGATGGAGCCATTGAATGATGGTTTTTATTTAAATACTTTAGACGGATTGTATTGGGTTCAGGATGAATTAGGATTTAGAATGTATAAGATTTAGCAACATACTAATGGAATGGGAGGATTTTAAAAAGTAATTTGGTAGCCTTTTTTTCATAATACCTTTTTGATTTTTGAATCGCAATTTTTTCTTTATTATCTTTGTGATATTTTGATGATTTGACTAATAATTCTGCTTTATTATTCTCATATTTTTTAGCATCTCTAATCGCAATTTTCACTTTACTATTCTCATAATATTTAGCATCTCTAATAGCAATTTTCACTTTATTATTATCATAATGTTTTGATTTTGTAATTGCAATATCTACCTTCTTATCTATTTGATATTGCTTCTTTGACCTTGATGCGTGAATAATATTCATCAGATGTGTTTTAAATTCATTTATGAAATGCTGTTCTCTCGCCCGTAGTTCGTTTGCATCATTGCATTTAAAATATTCAATCAACACCATTTGAAATGAGTCAAACCCCCCATTATCACGAATGTACTGATAAATTTTGTGATGATATTCTTTATTTTTTTCATTATTACAAGCAGTTTTGTGTCCATTTTTCCGTTTTGTAAAATTCGTTGTTGAACCAACATAATATACAACACCATCTTTTTCAATATCGTATATACAAGCTTTATCGTAATTAATGGCTTTTCTTGGCATATTCCTATATAATCCTATACTATACTATATAGAAGTTATTTCTTTAAGTGGCTTTAGGCAATATACGGAGTAGATAAAATATATTGTTATTATATACAAAATGGGAGTTAATCAATCAGTACCGCGAGTGAATATACCAGCATCAAAACTTAAGAAAAATGAAAGTTCAAAAATAAGACCAAGAGCAAACCAATCACAACATCAAGAAGTTATAAGTAGGAATACAGCAGATAATAAAATGTATCAACAACAACACACTTACGCAAAAAGAGTTGTAATGGAAAAATTGAGTTTTAAGAAATAATTTATTTGTATTTTAAGAAATAAACTTAAAATATATATGAATTGTTTAAATAGTCTTCAAAATAAGATGATGAAAAAAAAAGATTACACATATGAAAGCGGTTTAAAATTTAAAATGTATGATGGATACCACAATGATGATGTTGTTTATACATCATCAATGAGAAATGGAATAAAGGGTAATTCATCTGGTAATACGATTAGTTTAGACGGAATAAGTGAGGCTACGGGTGGAAATATAGTAGAAGATGACGGCGATGATTTGACAGTAGAATGGATAGGTTATATTTACACAAGATTGAATGTAAGTGGTGTATGGTATTTCAATTTAAATAAGGGTTATTTATGGTTTGGAACTCCAAGTGGATATACAAAAGAGAACGCGACAATTAAAGATGGTGGAATATTACCAATACATTTACAGACGAATACGTATTATCCAATTAGAATATTGTATGGTAAAAAGAAGAATAACAAATCTGGAAATCTGCGTTTATTATATCAGACCCCTACAAGTACGGTAGTTTCAGATGGAACAGGTGT